CAGTGAAGCTGCAGGCACATCCGTTATCTGGCTCCACGGGTGTGTGTGACTGGCGGATGCTTTACCTGCTGCAAGATCATATGCAGCCTTCACAGCCTTCGGTGTTGCGGCCAGTATTTCGGATTCACTGTTGGTCGCACTGCTTAACTGAGTAAAACCTTTTGCGGTCAGCGAGGCGTCCGGGTGACGTCGTGACTGTTCGTGCTCTGATATTTTGTCATCCACATACTTGCGGGTTGACAGCACTACGGCAGGGTCAATTTTCAGGGTGATATTGTCCGTACTGCTGGTAATCAGCACCATGCGCACGGTCTGGGTGCGCCCGCTGCCTTCAGCCAGTTGCGGCTTATAGCTTTCCGGGCAGTTGCCCACGGCAATTAATGCCCCGGATTCATCAAACAGGCCCACTTCACGTATCCACCAACCACCCTCGTTTTCAGGGATCACCTGTTCAGCAATAATCTGGCTGCTGTTTTGCGGGTCGATATAGAGCATATTCAGCGCAGCCCGGCGTTTCTCATTTACCAGTGCAGTCTGCTTTGCATCCGGCGTTGGTAATGTTCCGCCGCCATCGCCTACCGCCATATGGGTAATTTTTAACGGCACACCGAGTGCGGCGGCGCTGGCAAGTTTCGCCGCGCCAATATCCGTCAGCAGGGTATAAAATTTTGTGCTCATGGATTCACTCTCATTGTGTCAATAACATGGACCGCCCCGCCTTCATGCGCGGTGCCGCCAGAAATAATTGTTTCGTTGATATACGGATAGATCGTGATTTCTTCGCCAAGATAGCTGGCGGCCCCCACCCAATGCGGACCGCTGGTCTGCAGATTGATGGACATGCCGATCATGTGACGGCTACATGGTTTGGCATCGCTTATCAGCCGCTCAAGTTCCAGATAGGTATCTTCAGTGATGCCCTGGTCCTGCACGCCGATATCCAGGCGAAACGTGCCCGGTGTTTCTCCGGTCTGCCACCACTCAATAATGCGGATCAGGAATCCGAACGGTTCCACCACCCGCCGCACGGCACTGGTGGTTCCTTTATGCTGATGAATATAAAAAGCATCCTTCACTACTTGGCGTTTGACGCTTTCTGTCCAGCCCTCGTCCCAGCGATCCACAGAGAACGCCCAGGCGAGATAAGGCAGGAAGCTGACCGGACAGGCAGCCGGATTCCACAAGTCACGCAGCGGCACCTGCAGATCAGAAATCCCGCTACAGGTTTGCGCCAGTCGGCGCTCCAGTGAAGTTGAACCCGGTGGCAGCAGACTATTCATCCGTTCCTCCGTTGGTTACGCTCCACTGCGTACATGATGCCGCCTGTGTTTTGTTCAGGACCACATCTGCCAGCGGAGAAGCCAGTTCCACACGTTGAACACCCTCAACATGCAGAGCAGCAAAGATGGCGCTACGGCGAATATCCCGACCAAGCCTCGTCTGGCTGGCAATGTACTTCTGCAGACTGGCTTTTGCCGCTGCCATTACCGGCTCTGCTTCCGGTCCCGGATAGAGAAAAATGGTGGCTTCCACGCGATACGGGATGATTTCTGCGCTGCGAACCGTAAGACGGTCAGCAACCGGGCGGACGTTCTCACTGTTCAGAGCTTTCTCCACCACATCCAGCAAGTCTTTTTCTGCTGTTCCGTCGCCTTCACGGCTTAGGACCGTAAGCACCACCTCTGCAGGAGCCGGACTGGTTGCACTGGCATCCGCCACCCGACCGTCGGCGCTTCGGGCATGAAATTCATAAGCTGCAGTGGGCCCCGCAACAGAAAGCCCTTCAAAGGCTGCAGGCACACGCAGGCGTAACGCTTCATCGCTTTCCATCACAGCTGCAACGGGCGGCACAGCATCATTATCAGCAGGCGTCACCGTCAGGCGTGTCACGTTGTAGTTAGCAGCGAGCTGGTCAAGATCGCCGCCCATCGCGTAAGCCACCATCACCGCCTGCGCGGCTTCGTTAATGCGCTGGCGCAGAAGCAACTCACGGTAAGCGTTCTCCTGCAACAATTTAGTGACGGGTTCAGATTCCAGTTCCAGCGTGCGGATCACGGCTTCCTGCTCATCTTTCGGATGAAGCGCCACAAATTCTGCTTTGCGTTCGGCAAGCAGCGTCTCAAAGTCCGGCACATCCACAATCTGCGGTGCAGGCAACTGCGAAAGGTCAATCACTGCCATTCTCTGCTCCTGTTGATACGGAAAGGGACACAGGCACACCGTTATTCCGCCGCCCGGTCAGCTCCACCACCATAGAACCGTCAAAGTTGCTGTTGATGGTGATGGAATCCAGCGTCAGCCGTGGCTCCCAGCGACTCAGCGCCACATACACTGCCGACATGACCTGCAGGTGTAATGCCGGATTTTGTGGCTGATCTATTAAAACCGACAGGAGGGAACCATATTCCCGGCGGGCAATGCGGCTACCCTGCGGTGTCAGCAGAATGTCCCGCACCGACTGGCGCAGATGATCAATATCAGTAATGACTTTGCCGCTGGTATTGTTCATCCCGCTATAAAGCGTCATACCGGGCCTCCGGTTGTATCGCCGCCTTTCAGGACGCCAGTATGCTGATGCGCATCAACCACAATCCCGTTAGAACTCATCGCACCGCCGCCCTGGGTAACGCCACCATTGATCACCACTTCGCTGTTAATACGCGTGCGGTCAGCCTCCAGCACAAACTCACAGGTTTTCAGGGTGATGTTGTCGGCAGCCTCAATGACCATGGATTTGATGCCTCTGACATACCAGCGCCCGGTGGTGGGCTCGTATTCAAACCAACCGCCGTCAGGATGTTCTGTCACGCAGGCGTCTGCCGACGTCGACGGTGGCGCGAACTGATTCGAATAGACAGCGGGCAACGCAAAGGCGGTTTCCAGATTTCCGCCCAGACTCAGCAGCACCACCTGCTCACCTTCCGATGGTCGCCACCATGTGCGGGCATTCCCGGCACGCAGCGTCAGCCAGCTGATCCAGTTGGTTTCAAGCTCGCCCGTTTTCACCCGGCAAAGCCAGTTTTCCCTGTCCACTTCGGTGACTACCCCAGTGCGGATCAGGTTGGTGATAAGGCGCATGATTTCGGTTAATTGTGCGTTCATAGAAAAAGCCTGCCAGAAATTGGCAGGCTTTAGTAATATAGGGAATTGTGTGGCACCTCACACAAGGTAATAGAAACTATCGAGCCAAGTAATCACTGAGTATTTTCCGATCCATTCTCAATTCAAATTCACAGAAAGGAGAAGCGCCTTGAAGTCCCATACCTAAACCAGAAGATGTTACTTTATATTTAGCGAAATGACTTAACTTAGTATCAACTAATTTAAATATTATATCTGCTGAATCCTGCCTAGTATCAGTTTTAATTATAACTTCATTCTCTGCTGAACTATTAACAAGCTGAACTAATTGTGCGCGACGCTGGCTATCTACACCAATTAAACCGAGAATTTCGCCTATACTTTTGAAGACTGTATAATCTCTCTCAAAAATGTTAACTTTCTCGGCAAGAACATCAAAATCAGTTCTCAATCGTCCTTTTCCTCCAACAGCGGTCTGAATCGACTTAAATGCAAACTCTAAGGAATGAGATCGGTTTGCTTCAATACCATTTAGATTACAGATAGGTTGGGGCAAGTCTCTAAACGTCATATCCGAGTGGCAAAAAGGAATAGCAGGGATTTCTGGCCCGCCGTTTTGCCGGCTGATAGCATTTCTAACCCATACAGCCCCTAACTCAAAACTAATCCAGCTTCTCTGGACAGATTCTGGGCTTATCAGATAAATAGCAGCAATACAATTTACTAACCCATTTTCAATAACATTTAAGAAATTTTGACCGGCTTTAATTGTATTCCCATCTGACGATACAAACACTTCAACGAATCCAGAAAACTCGTCTTCAATTGCATCTTTGATTATTTTCGCTAATTCTTTTTCTTCTGTTATATGGGATAAAAAAATTAACTTTTCAGACATAACACCCTCCTAACTCAAACTCTAGAGGGCAATGTATCAGATCACGGCATTAAAAAATAAGAGAAAGATCATGGAATTAGCAAGAGTCTACGCATTCCCTTATCACCTAATATTACTGCCTGGATATCCACATTAATAATATGTCTTGAGTTAAAGTTTCCACTTCTTCGTTGATACCCAACAACTTCCTCACCGCATAGCGCACTTCTGGGCCGTTACGGCTAACGCGATCGCGCAGGCCGTAATGGTGAACACGGGCAATGCGCTGTACCTTGCCTTCAAACTGCACGCTGGCAGAGTCGGCGCTGGCGGCAGTTTTCAGGTATTTTGTGGTGCGCAGCTTTGTAAACATCTGACGTTTGATGCGCCCCTTTTTGCTGCGTGCTGTTACTCTGCGCGGCTCATAACTGCTGCCATCTGGATTGCGCTGCATCCTGATGTTCTGTTGCTGTGTCCGGCGCAGTTCCTGCGCCAGCTGACGCATCATGCGGCTTCTTGCGACTGGCTCCAGATTCGCCAGCAAGGCACTCAGCCAGTCGTCTACTTTCTGCAGTTCAGCCACGTTTCACCGTCCACATTTCTTCAGGTTCATCGGGTTCCGTTATCGCTTCAACGCTCGACACACTTCCGTCAGTGCTGACCAGCACACGCTCCGTCAGCTGCAGGTTCAGGCTGATATCACAGACATCGTTGCGCAGAATATCCACCTCAAAGGTGAATAGCTTTTCCCGTAACGCCGGGTTATTGATGGCATCAGACTGGTTATCCCGCAGCCACAGCAAAACCGGGGCCATCAGCAGATTCTGGTCGCCGCTGAAATCTTCAATCACCACGTTCAGGGTGTAGCGGTACTCCCATGACATGGAGCTGGCCCCGGTGGCAACCAGCGAACCGTTATCCACAAACAGATGCAGTTTGTCCGGGTTATTACGGACATAAGGCACTGCTTTATTGAGGGCGTGGCGCAGGGATTGTGGTTTGTTCACTGTTTCGCTCCTGACACGCAATAATCATGTCCACTTTGTCTGCACAGACCGCCCAGGCGGCCTCCGTTTCATCCAGCAATGCGTTCAGATCACCGTTATTGTGTGGCGCTGCCTGATCCAGCTGACACGGCGTCACTCGCGGACAACCACTGACGGTAAGCTGCACCTCCGGTGAGTGCCGGACGTTCCCGCAGCCGGATAATGTCAGCAGGCAAAGGAGTATCAGCCCAGCGGCGTAAATCCTCGTTCTCACGTTTCAGTTCCTCAATCCGGCGTTGTCGTTGTCTCAGCAGTGCACTGGTCTGTTCTGCTTCGGCATAGAGCCGCGCCTGCTCCCGGTTGTTAGTTTCAGTCAGAATGGACAGGCTGATAAGCTGGTTGTTGCTCTTTGCCAGCGCCTGGCTTTTGCTCTGCAGCTCGTCTGCCTGCGTGCTGATGGTCTGGCTGGCATCAGCCAGCCGCCACGTCTGCCAGCCCAGCGCCGCCAGTAATAACGCCAGCACAACCAGCAGTAACCGGTTCATGCTGCTACCTGTTGCGCCATCTGATTACGGGTGATCCAGAAGGCAATAACGGTCAGCAGATAAAAGACCAGGGTAATAGCCCACCCCGTCCAGGCGAGACTTACGACAATCAGCAATCGCATCATCCAGCTGATAAATACGTTTTCTTTTCGGGTAATTATCTTCAGCAAAGATGCCCTCAACTCCTGCCAGAGCGGGCCATTCTTAATTAACGCAGCCAGTGCTACCGGAATTACCGCCCATGTCAGCAAACAGGCTACCCAAACGCCGGACGCTGACAGTACCGGAAAAATCCCCTGCGGATACACCATTGCTTCGATTAACAGCGCCATCCATAACATCAGAAACAGCCCGCTGATTAATTTCTTTTTCATTTCAGTTTGCTCCCTGTAAGCACCAGGCCATCTCCCGCGCACGGCGGTTATCCAGCCCCTGATTAAAAACACCTTTCACATAAACCCAGCGCGGCAACTGTCGGCACGCATCCGCCCAGCGCCGCTGATTGAGCAATTTCACCAGCGTGGAACTGCAGGCATTGCCCGTTCCCACGTTGAAGGCAAACGACACCGCAGCGTCATACACCTTCTGCGGCGGCTGTTGCTTCACACACCTTTCCAGCGCCCGCTCCACACGCAGCACGTTGGAGATCAGCCCTTCCGCTGCCTGTCGTTCCGTAATGGTTTTGCCCGGGATGACGCCCGATGTATTACCAATGCCGTCGGTCCAGACACCCGCGCTGCACTGATACGGCTGCAGACGACAGCCTTCGTAATCAGCAATCAGTTTCAGCCCCTCCACGGAGGTGTGAAGCTGCTGAAAACCCGGCAGCGTGGCAGTAATAGCCAGCACGGTCCCGACAAGGCAGCGTTTAACGATTGATGGATTCATAGTCCTCCCGCGAGATCTGCCCGTCGCGCAGAAGCTGGTAGGCTTTGTGTTTGTAGTACCAGTTGATAGCCAGCATCAGCACACCAATCATCAGGCCGCCCAGCGTTGAGGCATCCTTGATGGACAAATCACCCAGCCAAGCCAGCACGACGGCGATGCAATACGTGATAAAGGCGCTGATTCGCTCAAGCGTCATAATTCAGTCCCATAGCTGGACGGTCTGCACGGTGGTGGTGGTCGGAATGTCCGGCAGCTCCACCTGCAGCCCGTGAGGTAAAAAGGGGCCGTATTCGGCAAGCCCCGGATTTGCCTTCAGTACCTGCTCCGTGACACCCTGCGTGCGCCCGTAATGACGCCAGCAAAGCGCGTCCACCGTGTCATACTGATGCGCACGCACTTTCATCAGATAAGCTCCACTGTGCAGTGCGGCGCATCCTGCACCCGGCTGATGGCCCAGCGGGCGTCACGCCACAAATCACCGCTGGCTTCTGCCAGTTCTTCGCCTCGCTTCACACCGGATGCCGTGGCATCATAGTCCTGGTATCGTTCGTTGAGCATGGCGCGTGCCCAGCAGTAAACCGCGTTGAAATAGTGCTGAATGCGCTCACTTTTGCCGTCCAGCTGCTCCGCCGGAACCTCTGCCAGCGAGGCATATCCCAGCATCTGCTGGCGTCTGCGAAACTCATACAGCTCTGCGTTGACCTCCGAAATTGCCGACAGCGCAACCTGCTTTAAACGCGGCTGCGTCACCGTGCCGTCAGTGCGCATGACACTGCGAAACTCCGACAGGTCCACATCAGGCCAGAACGGCGTGTTTCTGATGATTTCCGCCTGTTCCGGTGCCTGTTCTGGCGCAACAAACTTCATGCTGCTTTCTCCTGAAATAGAGGGCGGTGGACGGGGTTTTGATGTGGCAGTGCCTTTCGCCACCCCGTGCCGCCCGTGCGCGGGGGCACGTTCTGTCAGCGGCTGTCATTGCGCAGTCTGCGCTCCAGCTGCTGTTTGTCTTTTTTCACGCCACAGCGGGGATCGAGCTGTAACGCATGGTTGAGATGATTAAGGGCGGAAGCCGGGTTGCTTTCACTCAGGACAGCGCCAATCGCTTTATGCAGACGCGCCCGTGACTGGTCCGGCATATCCAGACCGTCTGTCAGCTCCAGCGTCTGCAGCAACAGAGCGGCATCAAAGCCGGTGGCGGCAAGCATTGCGCTCTGCGCCGCGTCTGCCATTTCCTCTGCCAGCACGGTCTGCACGTTGCGGTTACCCAGCGGCATCACCCAGCCATGACGCAGGGCATGACGCCCGATCTCCAGCGCCCCGGCATAATCTCCGGCATCAATGCGCCACAGCATCACGTACATCAGCACGTCATCCTGTTGAGCGCCTCCGGCAGCCAGAACGCCCTCCGCCCAGGCAGCATATTTCGGCAGCAGCTCCACCTTGATTTCCGCTTTTTTTACTGTGGACTGAACGCCCTTGAGACGGCGACGGTCTTCCGCCAATTGCAGCAGCATCAGGTCATAGCCCGACGCGTGGCGAACACTGCCACCCTCGCGAGCGGCCTGTTCAGCCTGAACGCGCAGGCGATGCTGCCGTGCGGGACTCAGGCTCATGAATTACGCTCCGGTTTCTGCTGCGGCGGCGCTGAAGTCACCAATCTGGATGTTTTCCACCAGTGCAGCGCAGCGATAGTCCTCAACCACATAGGCTTCGTTAACGGATTCAAAATTTTCAATCCGGTCACGTTTCGGGTTGTCGATAACTGAACGGCGGCGGGTATCTTCCTGCCAGTAGATGGACAGGTTATCCAGACGGGTGATCAGCAGCGCATTCGGCGGGAAGAACGGCGCACGCACCGCCTGCAGGCCACCCATGCGTTTCTGACTGATGATCATATCGGCAGCCAGTTTTTCACTGTTTTCCTGCTCTTTGTTGACCAGCGGGAAATACTTGTCAGACAGCAGTTCACGCCCGCAAATCACCACCAGATCGTCATCGTCCTGGTAGACCACGTCGATAAGCTCATTAACGGCATCCATCACCACGGCGTCCAGGTTGGCATATTCGCCACCTTTCCCGACTTTCACCGCGCCCGGTGTGGTTTCACCGCCCGTGGTGGTGCTGCCCATGACGTGATCCGGTGCATCTTCACGGATTTTCTGCAGCCAGCCTTTGTTCACATCCTGCAGTAGCGGGTTTTCACTACGGTTGGAGGTTTTCGCACGCTTCACGCCGTTAAAGCCGATCATGATGCGGTCCAGTGCCTGACGTTTCACGATGGCGTCACGGATACGCACCTGGAAATCCTGAAACTTCGCCCACAGGTCCAGCTTCGCGTAGGTCAGCACCGTGTCAAAGTTGGTCTGCTCGCATTTATATTCCACATCGACCATCAGCGTCGGATCGACAGGTTCACGCTCTTTCGCGGTGGTGTCAGTGGTTCCGGCAATGGTGCTGCCAACACCCAGCCCCAGCAACTGACCAGACTGCTCAGTCACTGGCGTGACGTTAATCAGCGTCAGGAATGCGGCAGATTGCTGGATCTGGTCTTCCAGCGTCTGCTGCACAGACGGCTCTACAGTGAACTTGCTGGACAGTTCTTCAACTGCCACACCGTTCAGACGCGCCAGCTGCTGCAGGTAAGCGTTAAAAGCAAAGCGGGTATTCTTCTTCATCGGGTTTTGTGCTCCATCAGCAATTGGTCAGAGTGTCAGCGGGGGCGTTACCGCCTGTTGCACGCTGGCGGTAGTCCTGGCGGCTGTCTTCATGGCTCAGCTTGTCCACCAGTTCGTTAAAGGCGGTCTGCTGTGCCTGCAGGGCAGTCTCCAGCTCAGACAGGCGTTCTTCCTGCTCAGACAGGGATTTTTCGGTGCGCGCACTCAGGTTCTGCTGCTCAGTGGCGACCAGTTCCACGGCCTTATGCACATCAGAGAACCGGGCGTCATCGGACTGCTCTTTTTTGGTGAACAGCGCCGTGACACGGGCAAACAGGGACGGTTTGTCATCCTGGATTTCTTCCAGTTCGATCACCGTTTCCTCTGCAGCGGTAAAAAGATTGGCGGGATTCTGCTTGCGGTTTGCCAGCGGGTTATGGGCTGCATTGGCGCTGAATGTCAGCATTTCAGTGCCCAGACTGGCAGGGTCATCAGTGGCAGCCAGGCCGACCAGGTAGGCTTTGCCCGTATCAGCAAACTTCGGGCTGACTTCCATAGAGGTGAATAATTTCTGGCCTTTTTTCACCAGTTCCACCAGGGACTCCGTTGGCTCAACGTCGGCATACAGCGCCATCTTGCCTGCCAGCGGACCTTCCGTGATTTCTTCAGCAAACAGCGCCGTCACCTTGCCGTAGCGGTTAAAAGTGCTGTCCGGCAGATAAGACTTGATGTGCTCAAGGTTAATCAGCGCGGTGTACACCGTCGGGTTGTAGCTGGCTGCCATCTGTTCCAGCCATTCACGCTGGATTTCGCGTCCGTCGGTGGTGGCACCTTCCACCCCGATGCGAAAACGCTTTGCTTTCACTGTCATGAGCCGTGCTCCGTTAGAAAAAACTTACTGGAGCCTTATGGTTGCGGTGATGGGGGCAGTGAAACAATGCGCGGTATTTGTACCGACAACCACACAAACCGCAGGCGGGGAAAGCCTTCATTCAAGGCTGTAGGTTTGTGCCATGAACACCACACTGACACCCGCAGATCTCGATCCCCGTCGGCAGGCCATGCTGCTGTACTTTCAGGGATACCGCGTAGCCCGCATTGCTGAAATGCTGGGCGAGAAAGTTGCAACTGTTCACAGCTGGAAGAAACGCGACAAGTGGGGTGACTATGGGCCGCTGGATCAGATGCAGCTCACCACCGCCGCCCGCTACTGCCAGCTCATTATGAAGGAGCACAAAGAAGGGAAAGATTTCAAAGAGATTGACCTGCTGGCGCGCCAGTCGGAGCGCCACGCGCGGATCGGCAAGTTTAACAATGGCGGCAACGAAGCCGACTTAAACCCTAACGTCGCCAACCGCAACAAAGGCCCGCGCCGTCAACCGGAAAAAAATGTCTTCACCGATGAACAGATTGAGAAGCTGGAAGAAATTTTCCATTCCTCCATGTTCAACTACCAGCGCCACTGGTGGGAAGCCGGAAAAACCAACCGCATCCGCAACCTGCTAAAGTCACGCCAGATCGGCGCGACCTTCTATTTTGCCCGTGAAGCCCTGATTGACGCCCTGCTTACCGGACGTAACCAGATTTTCCTTTCTGCCAGTAAGGCACAGGCTCACGTCTTTAAGCAGTACATCATCGATTTCGCCAAAGAAGTCGAGGTGGAGCTGAAAGGTGATCCGATGGTGCTTCCTAACGGGGCCACGCTTTACTTCCTCGGCACCAATGCCCGCACGGCCCAGAGTTACCACGGCAACCTGTATCTGGATGAATATTTCTGGATACCGAAATTCCAGGAGCTGCGCAAAGTGGCTTCCGGTATGGCTATTCACAAAAAATGGCGACAGACCTATTTTTCCACACCATCCAGTCTGACACACAGTGCTTATCCGTTCTGGTCCGGTGCGCTGTTCAACCGAGGGCGCAACAAAGCCGATAAGGTGGACATCGACCTGTCCCACAGCAATCTGGCCCCCGGCCTGCTGTGTGCAGACGGGCAGTACCGCCAGATAGTCACCGTGGAAGATGCGGTGCGGGGCGGCTGTAACCTGTTCGACCTCGACCAGTTGCGCATGGAGTACAGCCCGGACGAATACCAGAACCTGCTGATGTGTGAGTTTGTGGACGATCTCGCGTCCGTGTTCCCGCTCAGCGAGCTGCAAGCGTGCATGGTGGACAGCTGGGAAGTCTGGACCGACTTTCATGCACTGGCCCTGCGCCCGTTTGGCTGGCGCGAAGTGTGGATCGGTTATGACCCGGCAAAAGGTACGCAGAACGGCGACAGCGCCGGATGCGTGGTGGTGGCACCGCCAGCCGTGCCGAGTGGTAAGTTCCGCATTCTTGAGCGTCACCAGTGGCGCGGGATGGACTTCCGCGCCCAGGCTGACGCCATCAAAAAACTGACCGAGCAGTACAACGTGACCTACATCGGCATCGACTCGACAGGTGTCGGCCACGGGGTTTACGAGAACGTGAAAGCGTTTTTTCCAGCCGTCCGGGAGTTTATCTACAACCCCAACGTTAAAAACGCCCTGGTACTCAAGGCCTACGACATTATCAGTCACCGCCGTCTGGAGTTTGACGCCGGACACACCGACATAGCGCAGTCATTTATGGCAATCCGTCGCGCAACCACCGCCAGCGGCAACCGCCCGACCTATGAAGCCAGCCGCAGCGAAGAAGCCAGCCACGCCGATCTGGCCTGGGCAACGATGCACGCATTGTTTAACGAACCGCTGCAGGGCGAATCCGCCAATACCAGCAATATTGTGGAGATTTTTTGATGGGAAAGAGTAAGAAGAACCGCGCTGCGGCGACGAAACAGATCCAGCTTAAAAGCCAGACTACAGCCGAAGCATTCAGCTTCGGCGATCCCGTTCCTGTTCTGGACCGCCGAGAATTACTGGACTATGTGGAATGCGTACAGATGGACCGTTGGTATGAGCCGCCCGTCAGCTTTGACGGACTGGCGCGCACCTTCCGCGCTGCAGTGCATCACAGTTCCCCGATTGCAGTAAAGTGCAACATTCTGACCAGTACCTACATCCCTCACCCGCTGCTCAGCCAGCAGGCTTTTTCACGTTTTGTGCAGGACTATCTGGTATTTGGTAACGCCTACCTGGAGAAACGCACGAACCGATTCGGTGAAGTTATCGCCCTTGAGCCTGCGCTGGCAAAATACACCCGACGCGGGTTAGACCTGGATACCTACTGGTTTGTGCAATACGGCATGACTACACAGCCGTATCAGTTCACGAAAGGCAGCATTTTTCACCTGATGGAACCGGATATCAACCAGGAGATCTACGGCCTGCCCGGTTATCTTTCTGCCATTCCGTCAGCCCTGCTCAACGAGTCCGCCACGCTGTTCCGCCGCAAGTATTACATTAACGGCAGCCACGCAGGCTTCATCATGTACATGACCGACGCCGCGCAGAATCAGGAGGATGTGAACAACCTCCGCAACGCGATGAAAAGCGCCAAAGGTCCAGGCAACTTCCGCAACCTGTTTATGTACTCACCTAACGGCAAAAAAGACGGGCTTCAGATCATCCCATTGTCAGAAGTCGCGGCGAAGGATGAATTTCTTAACATCAAGAACGTGAGTCGGGATGACATGATGGCAGCGCACCGCGTGCCGCCGCAAATGATGGGGATTATGCCGAATAATGTTGGGGGGTTTGGGGATGTGGAAAAGGCAAGCCGTGTATTCGTCCGAAATGAGCTAATGCCACTACAAAAGCGATTACAGGAGATGAATGATTGGCTTGGCAAGGAGGCGATACAGTTTAATACCTACTCACTAGATATAGTCCCATAATAAGAAAAGCCACCGTTTGGTGGCTTTTCTTCATTTACTCAATAGGTTCAAACTCATCCTGAGGAATCAGCGTCGATTGACAGGCTTGGCTTAGTACTCCTGATAATTTACATAATAACCGATAGTTATGAGGAGCATCATCGCTAATCTTTTCGACCGTTAAAGTGATTGATTTTGGATCATCCAATAACATCTTCTTGATATCATTACTTAAATACCTAGGGCAGTAACCAACGATTTCAGCTGGTTTATCTGCACGAACGACAACAGCATCCCCATCGTATTCATTTTGAAGATCCAAGCAAAGACGCAAAATTTGCCCCGGTTTCAATTCAGATACACGAGCATTAGCTAAGCTATTTAAGTAACCAAGTCCATGTAAGAAGAAAAAATGCTCAAAGTTACCATCAGAATCAACATCAATTTTTTTGAAAATCTGCAGCTGATCAGTGCTTCGTAAGCCTCCCGAGCGAGCAAGAATATCGATAGGATTTACCTTATCTTCTTCAAATCCAAGCCATTTAATGAAACTCGGATACTCTGGACGTCTCGGTGATAAAAGGCGATTTTTAAAAAGAGGAAACAATTCTTCCGAAACATAAGTTTCACGAACATCACTCATGCCGCTAAACTTTGTAAATTTAGTAGATTTAAGAGCACCTTTGGTATACCTGAAAACATACCCCGATTTGCGCTCTTGCAAGTTACCAACAACATGCCAGTCTCTGGTATCTGGTGCCTGCCATGCGACGTAAACGGAGTTTGTATTAGTCATTCTAGTAACCTTCTGCGATTTTCCATTACCATTAACGTTGCAAATCTACGTGCACTGTCGGATATACACGATGAAGGCACTTGGTTAAACACATCTGTAATGGAATCTTCTGTTAAAACGCTCAACTTACCTAACCAATGGTCGCGAGCGGCAACTCTCCCTTCAACTGCATGTTGAAATGCTTCAACGGTCAGCAAGGGCTTTTTATCAGTTTTTGCTTTGAATAGCTCAGAGCGAGCTTTTCTTACAAAACATGGGATTTGTCGATTTTTATCTTTAGTATTAAGCCGTTCGTTACGCTCATCATCTAACATCTCCCTTCCTAAACTAGCGGCATGATCGTATGTTGGACACAAAAACTGCTCACCAGTTTCATTGTTAAGCATGATCGCCCAATTTTCATGATGGCGATCTTGATTACTCACAAGTGCATCGAGCATCAAATATCCACAAAATACATCTGCTGCATTTAGCCCGGTTAGATCATATACACTCGGAGGAGGCTTGATAGATTCCCTATCCAAACAACCCAATACCCTTGTGACAGTGTGTTCTCTGACCCTTACCGGCTTTTCCCCGGCTTGTAAAGGCCCAGGATAATCGAATGTCGAACTGTGAAGCACTTCATTTCCCATTACCATCCGGAAACCAGATGGAATGATATTCTGAGTCACCACACCGAATCGACCATTGTATCGCGCCAAATCATAGCTAGCATGTGGAATGTTAAGCAAATGACATAACTCAGCAGCACACTTTTCAGACCAATGCTCGCCAGTACCTGGCCTAGAGTACTTAAACAACTGCAAATTTACAGTGTCATCGGAGAAATAGAACCAAAACTTCTCTTTGGTTCCTAACTGTTCAAGATCGTTAGCTACGGGGCTAAGCTCTACCAATTGGTATGGCATCTGACATCCCTGTTTAGCGGATTATGAATAAGTTAGGTTCCATTTTATCCAAACATTGTCAAATACTCTAAGATTTATTAGATGATAGAGCGATACTGTATGCATGTCCAGCAATCAAATCAATATATAACTCTTATATGACTTAGCGCGCGCTCGTATCCCCGCCACGCCTGCCCGCTTTGTGTAGTGGTTTTCATGCAGTTGCATAACATAAGCAAAAGCCCGTCAGAACTGGCAGGCTTCGACATAAACGATCCACTAGCGATCATTCATTTTCATGCAGCATAGGTATGCACCAGAGTTACTTTGAGGTGCAATGGATGATACCTACAGATTTGCTACCCAAGGTCATGCTGAAAATCTATCGCATCTGTATGATGCCGCGGACATAGCGAAATCTCCCCATGCAGTGACAAACTACTTGAGTAAATACTGTTGTGTTACCACAAGAAGAGATTTCAAAAGGAAAACAACGCTATGTTATCTAGTACATATAGCTATAAATGTCTTAATTTTAGCCAATACATTGAATTAAATGAAAAAATACTTTAGTTTGTATACTATTTTTTAGCGTTCAAGATTATGCAATTTTTTGGAGAGAACTATAAGTGGGATCTTTCAGTTTACTTGCATCACGACCAATACCAACTGTGCTAGAAACAAGACAGTTTAACTCAGTTAACGGCAGTGACGCCGAATCTTATGCAATGAGTCAATTCATTCTTGCTTGTAGAGGAGAGGGGCACTGGGGTTCCAGGGAAGACGACAATTCAAAAATAGATTTAATATTATCCTTCGAACATCCATGGGCATCAAAAGAAAGAATGCTTATATTGTCGCAAGTTAAATCAGGGGCAACTTATGGTCATTTATTAGAGAAAGGTTTTGTATTAAATTCGGCCGCAAAAAAAGCAGCCAAAAGGACAACTCACCATATATGTGTCGTTTGGGTTGACAGAACTAATCGTAAAGCATTTTGGGCCTATATACATCCAAACACTACCCTTAAAAACCAAACTTATGGAGAATATCACTTAATCACTCCGGCTACACGGTTTGACCTGGCTCGCTGTATGTCCATGGTACGTGCAGGTGAAACTGGAGCAAAAGGAATCCATGTAAGAAGAAGAAACTCACTACTTAATAATCGGCGAGCGTTTGTTAAAAAACGTTATTCTGAACAGAAAGAAATCACATCTCCGGTGCTTGGGAAAATCGAGCTTACACGGCTGGGTTGGAGACATATGTTCAGAAAGAGTCGCAGAGAAGAAAACAAAGCAACGAGTTTGGACATTATTCCCTACTTGAGAAATTTACTAGTTCGGTTTCCTTCAACTCATGCTATTACTTCTTCTGATGTCCGTGATTACGGCTGTTTTACTTACCAAAGAAGAGAGCACTTATTGAAATTTAATAATCTAGAGGTTACTTATGCCAAAGGAGAGGGAAAAAATAAAGTATGTGCTTATATTCGTGTTATAGAAGAAATAAGGTATCCAAAAGATTGGACTAACGCGGTAATGCTATCACAGCAGGTTGAAAGACGAGTGGTTTTGAAGTCAGCATATTATAAATAACGAGGCCGTTGGGAAGCCAGCACTTGCGCCCATGCTCTGCCAGATTCCGGTTTCGAATCGGTTCTCTGGCAATAATGCGGATAGCGTACTGGGCATCAGCCTTAGCTTTTGCACTCAACCCAACGACCAAGTGGTGAAGCATACTAGTAAAGAAACTTTAATTCTAGATGTTTTGAAGCAATTCTCACATCAAGTATTAATTTTTCTAAAGCAATGACCTAATGGTATGTCAGGTTTCAACGAAAATTGGCAACCAATCTAGATAACTGTACCTTTTCAAAAAACTGGTGCGTATCGTTAGTCTCCTTTCGCCGTTGTTCCAGTCTGGTCGCTTCAATAAAAAGCAAGGCCGCCGTACAGCGAAACTATATAATCATAGCTTAAGCCAAATCACTCATCTAAGGTGTGGCTCCATTAGTAGTTTGAGCGCTAACAGCCCCTCTGGCGATAAAACTACTCAATACCTGGCACGAAACAAAATCTGGAAGTTACTATTTTTTTGCCCATGACTAACGCCTCGCATGGCTCGTTGATCAACCTTGCTAGCGTCAGAATCAAGTCCTAACGCCAGCAACGTTCCTAAGCCTAACCGGGGAGATCCATTGAACGGTTGTACTCATGAGTACGGATTTTCGCCATTAACTCATCGGTCAGCTCCGAAACCCACTGGATAGCAAGCCGCTTCTCTTCATCATCGCACTCACTAGCCGCTACAAGCTTAAGAAAAAAATCAATGCGCTGGAGCTTCAAAGACTCCAAAAAATAGTCCTGCATCTTTCCTCCTATGACACCACACGCAATACTGTATGTATAATCACTGTTTATATTTACAGTATATAATAATCTTACTGATGTAAAACGTTTTTTTTACGCTTATCAGCCTGATATGCCTGGTATTATTAAGAGCACGAATTGTTAACCCGCGTAATTAATACAGGTTCCGCCACTTATCATCTTCCTGCAAACGCTGGTTCCGATAGAAGATACGCAGGCCTGCTCCTGACGGAATACTGCCGCCACGAAGGAGTAAATAGACCTCTTTCTCGCTGCCATCAAATCCTCTGGACTTCAGTTCATAGACGAGCTGCTGTCGCTGATGGTCTGTAATTCGCTGTTTGTAGTCTTTACGCCGTTTCGGTTTCACCAGGCGTAACCTTGCAGCCAGTTCCCGGCGCTCTTTTTTGCTCATACTGTGCAGGTATTCGTGCAACTCCTTGTCATCCATGCGGGTAATGTCCGTTCTGGTATCCCCATCAGCTGATTTGTCTTTCCCTTGTTGGTTCAAATTTTCAGCAAGGGGACAGTTATTGCCACGAGTCCAAGGGGCGCAAGCGCCCTGGTCGGCTGCCGCCTCCTGAACGTCAACGGCTTTACGAACCATTTTCCACTTCACTGCATGAGTGCAGATCTTGCCCTCTGCAATGGGTGACCAGATGCCATAAATACGAATACCGTGATCGCCATAGGCGGTCGGCTCTTCGTTGATTTCATAAGCGGTTCTGATGAGGTGATATTTACGGGGAACCAGTACGCCGCCCTGCTTCATGATGTAGGTGGCAAAGCAACCAGCATCAGCTGCAGCCAGAATGGCATCAAGGCGCGGGTTATCCAGTACCGGCGCACCTGCTTTTTTGTCACCCTGTTGCCTTGCCGCCTGACCAGCCAGCAATCGCAGTTCACGGTAAGCCTGACGCCCCGGAATGCCAAAGAAGCGGAATTGCTGAACACGATGCAGAGACGCCCAGGCATTAACGTATTCAGCGTTATCACGCAGAGATTTACCCGTTTCCTTGCTGATCTCGCCAGCCAGACCACGCCCGTCAATGTTCTTACTGATATATTTCGCGATGTAGCTTGTCGGCGTTCCTTTACGCGGGTTAATCAACTCAGACTTAAAGCGCGGCCCAGTGTTATTGCCCAGCTCCTCGCGGTCTTCACGGATGGCAAACTTACGCAGTAATGCAGTGATGGCGCGGCGGTCTTTTTTGCGCATAAAACACAACAGGTGCCAGTGAACTGTACCGTCATGATGCGGCTCAGCCACCCGCACGCCATACCAGCGCAATCCGGCTTTGTGCATCGCCTTACGAAATGCAGCAAACATGCCGACCAGATAGTCGCTGCTTTGTCTTACCGTCGAGTTTGTCCAGGTCGGGTTGGGTCTGCCGTTATTGAGCGTGGAATGGAAACGCGACGGACAGGTGATAGTGTAGAAAACGGCGCAGTCACTGCGCATTTCCGCGATAAGCTCCAGACCTTTAACACAGGCCATCATCTCATTGCGGCGATGCGCCGGGTTGCTGCTGCTGGCGTTTACCACATCTTCCATATCCAGCGTGTCGCCGTCTTCGTTCACCAGTTCATGAGAACGGAAAAACTCCAGCGACTTACGGCGCTGCTCACGTTTATGCATCACGGCTTCATAGCTGACATAGGGGGATGCTTTTTTGCTGACCAGGCAGACAGCACGCAACTGCTCTTCCCGCCATTCGCAACGCATCTTCCATAATTTCCGATACCACCAGTCGGCACACAACATACGCGCCAGCGAACCCGGAATGAGTTCATAGGGCACGGGTTTACGGCGGTTTCTTTTCCGACGGAGTTGCTCAAACGCAGGCGGAATAACATCCAGACGCAGGGTTTCCGCTGCCACCTTTTCCCATGTTTTGCGGATTTCTTCTGGCTTAACGTCATCGGTGGCATACAAATCACCACAAGCGGCATCAAGGCACATACTCATATGCGCAGCGACAAGGGTAGACAGGCGCTTCACCTGATCCTGACTCATTTCAGGCAGGATAAGCAGGCCATCCAGCCCTTCATGGCTTGCCATAAAGCGAAAAGAAGTGGATAGCTGACAGTCGCGGACATGCTCCAGTCGTTCCAGACATGGCTTAATCGTCTCACGCAAATAGCGGGAATAAGCCTTTGGCCTGCCCAGGCTGCTGAAATATTCAATACGTTGCATCAGCGGCTTGCTGATATGGGAAGGCTGGGCGTTGACGTCAGCCAGAATGACCATGTCTGGATTAAAACGCTGCTGCTCATGCGCCAGCTTTGCCCGGCTAATGAGCTTATCCTGCTCCATTTCGCGCTGGACAGGATCACGGGATTCATTAAAGAAATAACGCTCCCAGACCTGATCACTCAGTGCCTCGCGGCGCAGTTGTTCCTGCTCGTTATCGGCAGCGTACAGAGTGATCAGGTTTGAAAGTGCAGAAACCGGCGCAACTTCCGCCGGGTCCAGATAAGGGTTAATGGCCTTTTTTGGGCTGTTCCATGAGAATGCTGCGGCGACCTCGTTAAAGCCGCTGCAGTTGTTCATATCAGCATGGCTCATGCACGCACTCCGTACACGGCGGAACAATCCACGCCACGCGAAGGATCAAATCCTACCCAGCAGCGCGGCCCGGAAACAGCAATGATTTCTGTTGCAGATTTACTCTCACCAGCTGCCACGCCGATGCTGCGTTTTGCCTTGATGTAGTGGTGAGTAAAATTGCGATACAGCGAACGGATCAGGGATGTGTCACTGTTAGAAATAATGACCGGATATCCTTCTGATGACCGATGTTCAAGAACAGATGCCAGGTGATACTGGTCATCTTCAGTGAAACCATCAGTGTGATAGCCTGAAAACGTACCGTCATAAGGCGGATCGCAATACACCACATCCCCCGCGTGCAACATCGCCAGCGTTTCATCGAAGCTGGCGCAGATAAACGTTGCCCGCTGAGCTTTTACTGCAAATGCACGAATTTCTTTTTCAGGAAAATACGGATTTTTATAATTACCGTAGGGAATGTTGAAATGCCCGCTCTTGTTATAGCGACATAAACCACGGTAACCGTGACGATTGAGATACAGGAAATATATCGCTTTCATGAAATCAGTAATTTCAGTTGAGTAATTAAACTCCTGCCTTATGTTGTAATAATCCATCTCCCTGTTTGCGTTCTCAAATAAAACTCTGGCGCGAGATATAAACGATTCACAATCAGCGGCAACCTTTTTATAGAGGTTGATTAAATCAGGATTAATATCCGCAACCAGATAGCTGGGATAATCCGTCTCCATCATCACAGCACAGGAACCCGCGAAAGGTTCAACCAGTCGCGGGCCAGCAGGAAGATGTTTTTTCAGTTCGGACATTATGGCAGTTTTATTTCCCGCCCATTTCAGGATGGTGCTCATACAGCACCTCCGTTGTAATGTTTGCCTTTCAGCTCTGCGATTTCCTGACAGGTAATGCAAAGCTGCACACCCGGAATGGCACGGCGGCGTGCTGGCGGAATTGGCGCTTCACACTCAATGCAAAGCATGCGGGACACGCCCGGCGTTTTGGCACGGGCAGCACGGATATGGCGTTGGCGTTCTTCTTCAACGCGCTGCTGTACGAGATCCATTGCATCAGCCATTAGTGGATCTCCTGCGCTTCGTTCTGGATTGCTTCAGCAGTCACACGAAGCAGTTCTGCCGCTTCGACGTGGGTTAGCTGGCGGGATGTGATATGACACGCCAGGCTATCAAGGCGAGCTGCCATTGCTTCAGCCCTTGCCCGGCGTTCTTCCAGACGAGCCTCTGTCAGTAAAATATTAAGCCCTGCGTCATCCGGTCCGGTTTTGGTCGAGAGGGTTTCAATATTACGCATAATCAATTCTCCTGAATTTAGATAAAGGGATGCCCGGCGGGTTTACGCCATTAATTTCATTAGTTGGTTAATTCGGCATGGTTAGCCGTCTGGGAAATAAGCTCACCACTGCACGAAAATGATTCATTGCTTTAATCAACTCCCGCTTTTCGTCAGTGGTCAGCTCATTAATGCTGATGCTATGACGTTCAGCTGGAATTTTTGCCATAAAGAATATGGCAGCCAGTGCCCGTTTATTTTGTTCGCTATTAATATCGCGTGGATCACGCATATCTTTAATAAACCGCTCAAGCTCTGACTCAATATTCAGACCAAAAACTTTCGCCCTTAACTCCGCAATGTGATTAAGTCCATTCAGGCGTTCACCGGGGCCTAATGGAACAGTCGCCGCAGCGCCATTAATTGCCATAATTCATATTCCCAAAACGCAACTATCGCTCTTTGTTCTTACGGTAACGCTCAAGAGGAGATATATTTTTTCGTATCATCTCTTTAACCTGCTCTCCCCGTAAAAACGTCCCATCCTTTAGCGTGAAAAAGTAACTGCCATCGCCCGACAACGACGGATAACAACAGAGCAAATCATCTTCAGATACTGAATAACTCTCCCCTCTGTAACGAAACTGATAAACCACTTCACTTTCCGCTGCATACATTTTGACTTTCTCCGTTTCCCCGTGGTCAATTCAGACAGCAATTCATCTTGTGAACGGCACGGATGCCAGCGTTTACCATCCTCACCCATGATCCAGCCGTGACCGTAGTGCATTGCCGGACTTTGTTTTACCAGCAGCGATGCAAATGATGGTTCTTTCGTCAGCATAAGCACCTCACAGCAATCCGAATGAAGCACCGAGGCCAGTTACGGTATCAACTGCACTTGCCATCGCAGGATTAGCCTGTAAACGGGCCTGCAATGAAACAGCAGCCAGCGCCATCAGTCGTGTAACAGAGTTAATGCTGCTGATCGCATCACGACGGCCTGCACTGGTTTTTACATCGCCAGAAACCGCACCAGCCGCGACACGCCCTATCTCTGCAGTTGCACTCATGACGTAATGCGGCAGTTTCTCTTTTGCCACCTCATTAAGCGGAACACATGGCAGACAATGAATCTGTGCCAGAAAACCATCTACCAGCGTTGAATCTTCAGTCAGATCGGTAAGTAGCCAGATATCTCGTGCAGTGAGCTGATGCGGTTGTTCCGGGTTCAGCTTGTTACGCAGCGTCTGGACGTTCATTCCCGCGAGTTCTGCTAGCTTCGCCATATTGTGACGTAGTGCAAAAGCTCTACAGGCTTCATCAAAATGCGGATGTTTGGAAATCTTGTAATCAAACATGGTGCTCCCTTAGAAAGTTCCCATAATTGAAATTACTTACCAACAATGACGCGGAAGTTGGAATGACCGAGGGATTCACGGACCTGATCAGTTTTGTACATTAGATAACGCAGGCTTACGCGGCCTTTGTTTTTTTCTTTCTTGACCATGTACTTAGCGAGTTGACCATGGTGAATTTTTTGGTAAACAGACCCGCGGGAAATCCCTTCCCATTCAGCGAATTCAGCAGGCGTAGCCATCTCTTTTGGTACACGAATTGAAATATCTGTGCTCATAGTGCAGTATCTCTTGGTTTAAGCTCGTTTTATGATGTTTAACCCCAACTTCTAAACTCTCATATTAGAAGTTAAATACAAAAATACGATCTCGTTATTGGATTGTCAAATGGAGAGTTCATCTTGAAGATTAATACAGGTGCAAATACGGGAGGGAGAGAGACCATCAAAAGGCTGATGACAGCCTATGGTTTCAACACTCAGATAGCGTTGGTTGAACACCTCGAAGCATCAAAAAGCACCATGGCAAACAGGATGTTACGTGATAGCTTCCCTGCTGACTGGGTTATTCAATGTGCCCTTGAAACAGGTATTTCTCTTCTTTGGCTGACAACGGGCCAAGGGGAAATGTATCCTCAAACAGAAGAAAAAAATAAGTTCAAAAACGAGAGTTCACCTACAGTTCGCCCCCTTTCAAAGATAGTTATCCCATCAGTAAGGCAGGCAACCATTGAGAACGGAACTCTCGAAGAGATGGGGGATGTTTTCCTTGATCAGACTTTGATACCCGGAAAAGCCGAATATTGTTTGTACGTCAAAGCTAACGACGGCAATTACATTGTTGATACATCAACAAAACAGCTTAGTAACGGAATTTGGCTCATAGACATCGACGGTATGAAAAACATCGTCAAAATTGCGCGCATACCTGGAAACAAAATAGTAGTTAACCAAGATGACACGTCATTTGAATGTTCTGTAGATGATGTGGAAGTCGTAGGACGTGCAGTCAAAGTAATCAAGAACCTCTAACTTATGACCATAAGAAAACAGCCGAACGGAAAATGGTTGTGTGAGTGCTATCCCAATGGACGCAATGGTAAGCGCGTGCGTAAGCAATTTGCTACCAAAGGCGAAGCTATTGCATTTGAAAGCTTCACAATGGAAGAAGTGAACAAAAAACCATGGCTGGGGGAAAAGGAAGATCGGCGACATTTATCAGAATTAATTGAGCTGTGGTATTCCCTGTATGGTCAAACACTCACAGACCCCAAGCGCCTCATGGCGAAACTTAGTATTATCTGTAATGGTCTAGGCGATCCCATCGCTTCAGAACTGACAGCCGGTGACTTTACGAAATACCGCGAAGCACGGTTAAAAGGTGAAGTACGAAATGAAGATGGCACGCTTATGTCGCCCGTTAAGCCCCGCACGGTAAACCTTGAACAGCGCAATCTATCATCTGTTTTTGGTACACTGAAAAAGCTGGGCCACTGGTCAGCCCCCAACCCGCTTGCCGGGCTGCCAACATTTAAAATTGCTGAGAGTGAATTGGCGTTCCTGACCCCGGAAGAAATTAAACGTCTGCTGGATGCCTGTGCTGATTCTCAAAGCTCTAGTCTGCTGACGGTTGCAAAAATATGTCTGGCCACCGGCGCGAGATGGAGTGAAGCCGAAAACCTGCAGGGCCATCAATTATCAAAATACCGGATCACTTACACCAAAACTAAAGGCAAGAAAAACCGAACCGTACCGATATCTCAGGAGCTATATGAAGAACTCCCCAAAAACAGAGGGAAACTATTCACGCCCTGCAGAAAAGCTTTTGAGCGCGCAGTAAAACGAGCCGGTATAGACCTGCCTGAAGGCCAGTGCACACACGTGTTGCGCCATACATTCGCCAGTCACTTCATGATGAATGGCGGAAACATATTGGTACTACGCGATATTCTTGGTCACTCTGATATAAAAATGACGATGGTTTATGCTCATTTTTCGCCAGATCATTTAGAAGATGCTGTAACAAAAAATCCACTGGCTATGTTGGGATACTGATAATGGAAAAAAGCATTAGCACATTTATGTACCTATCCGTTTTATTAGGTTGTATATTCTTATTTATAAAATATCGACTTTATGTTCTCGATCATAGAAGCTTGTTCCAACAACCCTTGTTCTGGGCTGCAATAGGCCTACCTTTATTCACCAGCCTTTACTTTGGTTCTTTTGTCTGGATAGATAAAATACACTCTTTTAGTCTTACAAGTCACGGTTATGAGAGATTTTTAGATATCTCGAAATTACCATTACTCATCCTTGCATCTGCAGTACCTTTAGTTTCAATAGTAAACAACCTACACAGAACCAAACAAACAGAAAAACAGATCTCAGAGGCAGAAAGGAAAAACAGGGTAGATTTATATTACAACCACATGAAATTTCATCTTGATTTATATAAAAAAATCGAAGGAAAAAGAATAGGCAGCTACTACCCGGTTCAGGAAGCTCAAGCTGAAGCAATCTACCAACATTTTATAAAACATCCACAAGAACTATATAGAAAAGCATACCCACAATCTACGCCTGATGATTCTCAACAATTAGATATTAATGAGCAATTTGTTATTGATTTACACAAATGTTGGGTAGAAATCAACGCAAGACTCAAGCAATTATCCGAGAGTGAAAATCAAATACATCCTACAGAGGAACTTTGCACAACAAAGATGAGAATATTTGTAGGAGTTATGATTATTTATGAAAAAACTTGTAAACTGTTGTGTTTAGGTGGATTTCATTATAAAAAGTCATTTGTAATAAATGATAGTTATAATAAATACCAAGTTTATTCACCATTTTATGATTTTGGCACTCTGTACGAATCACTGCAATCCTTAGAAGAGATAACCTACGCCTTCTTGGATACTTGCAGAAATGAAGTGGTAAACTTGTACTTCCCTATAGAAGATAAAATTTTGATATATGGTGAAGGGATTCTAGAGAATTGGTTCAAGTATTCTCAGTTCTTGATCACTATAGCTTATCAACCCGCCAAGATGTCTCGCTTACCCCAGCTGAGACGCGATTGATGATGGCGACATTTTGGCGGCAGAGCTTTAAAAACAGATAAAACTGTCAAACACCACATAACACTAACGTATTGTTTTTAAACATAAATCATTATTTTTTCTGTAGTAAAAATGGTATGTAGGAATTTCGGACGCGGGTTCAACTCCCGCCAGCTCCACCACTTTTTAGTTGTTTGAAGTTCAATGAAGTCTACTAAGCCCACACAGCACAAGCTCTGCGGGCTTTTTTACGTCTATTGTCGTCCAGTGAGAATTGCTGAGAACTACGAGTTATGGCACCCTGAATGGGACCCACTAAGAAGGGTCCAAAAACCGAGGGTCCCAAAATGGCAAAAATCGCTAAGAAGCTCACTGACACTGAAATCAAAAGCACCAAGCCAGCCGATAAAGAAATCAACTTGTTTGACGGTGATGGTCTGATTCTACGAATCGCTCCTTTGGCGAAAGGAGGCAAGAAAAATTGGTATTTCAGGTATGCAGTACCAGTGAGCAAGAAAAGAACCAAAATGAGCCTTGGGACATATCCTCACCTTACCCTTGCAAGAGCCAGAGCCTTACGTGATGAATATCTCTCCTTTCTGGCAAATGGTGTTGATCCCCAAATCCATAACAACGATAAGGCGAAGGCATTAAAGAGTGCTACTGAGCACACTCTCCAAGCCGTAGCGCGGAAATGGTTAGATGAGAAGGTAAAGACATCAGGTATCTCACAAGACCATGCAGCAGACATCTGGCGCAGCTTAGAGAGAAATGTCTTTCCCGGTCTGGGTAATGTCCCTATCAATGAGATCCGACCTAAGCTCTTAAAACAACACCTTGATCCTATTGAGCAACGAGGCGTATTGGAAACTCTACGCCGTATCATTTCACGTCTGAATGAAATCTTCCGGTGGGCAGCTACTGAAGAACTTATTGAGTTCAACCCGGCTGACAACCTTGGTCAAAGATTCAGTAAACCAAAAAAGCAAAATATGCCTGCCCTTCCCCCAAGCGAATTGCCAAGGTTTATGGAATCTTTGACGAATGCGTCAATCCGGTTGGAAACACGTATGCTAATTGAATGGCAATTGTTGACATGGGTTCGTCCGGGTGAAGCCGTTCGCGCAAGGTGGTCTGATATTGATACAACCAACAGCATTTGGAACATTCCTGCTGATTTCATGAAAATGAAAAAGCTTCACAAAGTTCCTTTGAGTAAAGAAGCTTTGCGCATCCTTGAATTAATGAAATCAATAAGTGGGCATAGAGAATGGGTTTTCCCCAGCATAAAAGCGCCTCTTAATCATATGCATGAACAAACAGCCAACGCAGCTATCATCCGAATGGGGTTCGGAGGCGAGCTTGTAGCTCACGGTATGCGTTCTATTGCACGAACAGCGGCAGAGGAGTCTGGTAAATTCAGAGCTGAAGTTCTTGAGGCAGCGCTTGCCCACTCGAAAAAAGATGAAATTATCGCAGCATACAATCGTGCAGAATATCTGATAGAGCGACAGAGTTTGATGCAATGGTGGAGTGATTACGTTCAAGCTCAAAGATCAAATGCTCTGGTAGCCTAAGTATCAGAATAGCTAATATAATCCTGAAGGTAAAGAAAATGGAAACCCTATTCAAAGTTTTTGAAAAATTTAGTTCCAGACCACTTTTTTTTATTTTTTTCGGACTCTCACTTTGTGAATTTTTTCAGAAACAATCTGTTCTGATGAATCCATCAGCAGATAACATCGCGAAATTATTCGCAGCCATGATATTAGTTGTTTTTTTTACTTGGGGATTTGAATGGCTAATCTTCAAGTTCAATGTAAACCTTGAACCTCATGATCAAGGCGATATTGGACCAACAATTGGAACGGCTACTTTAGCTGTATACTTAGTTTATGCCTTTCACTTTCTCAGTGAAAATCCTGAAGCATTAAATTTAAAGTTATTAACTAACTCTGGCTTTATATACAGCACAACTCTATTATTATTCTCATTAGAATGCATGAAGCTTAGAAGACTTAAACAAAAATAAACAACATCATTGTGATGATAAATATAAAATAGGCATGGCGAAAAAAAATCACCACGCCTAAAATATAATAATTATGGTAGCATCATTGATACATAATCCACACCAATCCTTGAGCTATACTGAGACGCTATAGCCTGATATCTTTCTGCATAACCAGTTCTCAGTTGAGATTTAAGTTTGAGTCGGACAGGAACATTTTGCACGTTGCCATCCATATTACTTAAAAACACGGCAGAAATAATATTTTTTTCTTCGCCATCAACTGTTGTTCCATGATTCAACACCACCATATAATCAACAACAGGAAGCGTTTTATCCCCTTCGAAAATAGAGAGATATTTTCTTTGATTTTTATGCATTACATATATATATTTCGAATGTTCAGCAAATGGCAATGCTTTACTCTGACTGGCGTTAAAAAGCTCCAGAACTTTAATGAGCCTGTGCGGACTTAATCTTACATGGTGAGGGTCGTTACCCTGAGTAGGAACCAAATCACATGCCGCAGATACACATAAATACCATTTGTTCGACTCTGTATCAAAGAAAATAGTGCCAGTAGAAATATGACCATCTTCAAAATTCTTTGAAGACAAATTCATATTTAAAGCATGATACATTTCGTGATAAGTATCATTATTTGATGGCAGATCCATTTTTGAAGAGCAATATTGGAGCAATGCAGCAACTCCGCTGTTAGCGTATTCATTTGAATAGCTATCAAAAACACTTTTGATAAATTCATCCAGCGTATTATTATTTTTAAGTCTTTGATAAAGCTCTTCTGATAAATTACCAAATACAAAGTCAATATTTCTACATCTAATATCAGGCGAGTCTGATTTTAATATCTCATTTAACCACGCAGCTTGACCGTAATGATCGTTAGCCAAATGATTTACAAAAGATAAAGCCTCAGCTTCGATTGCATTCTGAATTTCAGATTTTATTAACTGATAATAAGATGGTTTCCATTCAATGAGAGAATCATTGAGAGTTTGCCAAATCCTATCTCCATCGTTTTCATGATCATCTTGAACCTTATGAAATAGGGAGACAAAGATATTACCACATTGAATCCATTTTACTCCGCTTTCATCACCCCGAATGACATTGCCAGATGTGTTGCTAGAAATAATTGCATTTCTAGACACAGCATATTCTGCAATCATTTTTGCAATGAAGTTTTTATCCTTTTGATCCTCCAACACAGCATCATCATGTATTAATCTTTTAATTCTTCTACAAGGCTTACTGTCTTTAATATAGGCTATTGTTTCATCTCTTGTGAGAGCTTTATTACCATTATCATTTAAGTTCGGTAATACAACGTCTTCCCAATAACTTTGGACATCTTCATTATCGTAGTCAATGATCAAGCTGTTGATATCCAGAGCACCTTTGAGAGTCGATGATATCTGCATCCAAACCGTTTCTAAATTCTCTCTAGTATATATTACAATCATATTTAAATGATCGGAGTCTTTCAAATCTTGTAATAGTTTAAGTGTTTTATCAGGTGCATTATTATCAAGATGATAATCTACAATAATAAGATCTGATTTTCTAATCCGATCCACATCGAAATTAACAGAACCATTGTCAACATCACAAATCATATTTTTAGATTGAAAAAAGCTCTCAAGAGTAGCGGCTCGTTTAGATGAGTCAATTTTGTTGTAGTCTAAATCAACTTCGTTATTCAACGCCCTGATTGATTCAGAATACGTCAGAAAATCGTCATCAATCATGACAACGGAACGAATTGCATTTTCGCAGAAAGTTTTCTGGACAAGAGAATTATAATTTGCCACTGTCATATTAGAACTCCACTCCATTGAACTGGATCACAAAATTAGCGCCATCTTTTATTAAATAGTTATCGCCTTCATCAGGTTCTGAATACCATATTTTATGATGTGCAACAGCAAGGTTTTCTCGACATAGATACAGACCTACCCCATGTCCATTTGCTCTTTTGCTATAAAATAGTTCAAATAGTCGCGGGATATCATCGGTATCAATTGCCGGACCAGAATTTGCTATGATAACCAAAGAATTCACAAAACCAATCTTTATGAGCCTATTATTTGACAGACTGACCCAATACATTGCATTGTTGATAATATTAGTAAAAACAGGATAGATCCTTGATGGTATATCTGTTATTGCGATTTGCTTAAACTCTTCACTAAATTCAATAGTTATTCGTTGCCGTTCGAAACGCTCCCCAAAGAACTTCAGGACATAATCCATGATATTTTTTCCAGTTATTCTCTGCCTGGATTGATAACCTGATATTTTCAAAGGTGATAAGAAACGTATTTGTTGAGTAAGCGATCTGTGAGCATTTAACGCCAATGAAAAACCAGGGTGTTCTTTTACAGAAGTAGGAAGAGAGTTTAGTCCTCTGGTTACCATAGAATCCATTTCTTCAAGTTCATGAGATATTATCTCAACACTAATACCTAACTGTGCAAGCGCGTTTAAACTTTTAGCTTTTTCTTCAAAATATGAGCGTTCTTCTTCAGATAATGAGAATGCTGAATCTAAGTTTATACCTTCAAATAATCTATCGAGACCTTTTATTATTGATTGATATTTGAAAGTTAGGGTATCAACTGACTCAACATATAAACTATCGAGCAAATTAAACACATTTTCAATTTGTGAATCATTATCTATTGAATCAACAACTGATATAGTTTTAGCATAATAATCACTTCGATCAACCTTTATTTCATCGGCCCATTTTTTTAAAAGAGAATGTATCTTCTCCTCTATCGTGTTATTAAACTTAGTTAGTTTAGAATTAATAATACCTTGATTTTTTTCAAGGTGATTTTTCGCTGACAATGAAGGCTCAAGTTTATTTAATTCAGAATCAAGTTTATTAATTGCTAACTTCATTTGTAGAATATACGCAGAGAACTCATTAAATTTATCTCTGTAGTCTCTATATTTCTCTTCATACATTCCAAGTTTTGGAGGTTTGATAGGCGTTTTAATTTCACTGCGCAACGCATCTAAGTTTGTAAGATCACTGTCTATAATTTTAAGATAGTTTAAATCTAACGAACCATCAGTTTTATCAAGCTTAGTTTTCAGCCTTTTAACAGCCTCCAAGGAAGCATCAAGAACTGGTGTCTGATTCTTCAAAGCTTCTGAAAAACTTTTTTGTGTTGATTTTCGAGCTTGTTGTTGAGCAGATTTTCTTAACTCTTTTTCACGCTTAACTTGTTCTAAAAGCTCTTTACGGTCATCAGAACGTGAACCAAAAAATCTATCAGCAAGTTCAGTTAACAAATTAGATATAATAGTTTTCAGTTCTCTTGCAGCCTGGTTTCTTATGAATCCCTCTCTCCCCGACTTATCTTTCAGCTCTTTATTACTGGATTGAGTAATTCCAATATAACCAAAAATCCTTCTATTAGACCAATAATATCGCCCTGCATTCCATGAACGTCTTTCTTCTATCTGGAAGAAATCATTATCTACTCGACCATAAGGTAATACTCTCAAGCTATCCCTAAAAATCAT